GACAGAGCCGTTTGTGCGCTCGTAGTCTGCGACTTAAACTCTTCAAGTCTAGCGACAGAATCCAGCCCAATCCGCTTCGCTTCCTGAGCGAGTAAGCTGCTTGCGCCAGCGTTTCTCAAGGCTTCTTCAGCCCTGCGCTTAGCTTCTTTCAATGGCCCGTTGTCAAAGCTATTAAAGCGCTGATTGATAGTGTCAGACAGTTCTTGCTTGACTTCTTCCGCCTTGGCCTTGGCAAGTTCGATGGCATCCGTGATGGTTTTCTCACGCTTGGAAAATTCAGCGTCAAAGGCACGGTCAGCGTTGGCGATTTCCTTTTTCAAACGTTCTTCAAAAATCTGATGCAGATTTCGGCTTTCATTCAAAACGGCATCATTTACAATCCCACCGATCGCATTTGCAAGACTGGACTGGAAGGTTCCAAAACCTATTGATTTTAGGAGTTTTGCCATTGGCGAATAGGTATATTTGGTGATTTTCTTACGAACATCAAGACCGTACCACTCATGGTAGAAACTGACCACATCAAACATCTGCACCGCAACATCACTCTGACCGACAACCGAGATTTCAAGGTTATCTTCTAGCATGTCGCACATACTTGTCCGAAAATACTGCTTACCGTATTCAATCAAGCTAGCCTCATCTATCACGTCTTGGTCATTGACTTCCACCACATCTTCGTAGATTTGGCTGTAGTTCCCAAGTAAGGGGCTGTCAATCACCACCATATAATCATGGTCAACCGCATTTTCTCCCTCGCCCTTAACAGTCGTTTTAAAGGTTATCCGAGTTTTTAAAGACTTCGTTGAGGTCTTATGCTGGTAGCTGGACAAGTTTTTCTTGTACATAAAAAGCGATTCATTTTCAGAACCGCCATTCTTCAACAAGCGTAAATTGTAGCCGTTTCGCACCATATCTCCGCCCCACTGACCAAGGATAGAATGCTTGCCTTTGGCCAAGACCTCCATGGCATTCTTATCCTTGATATTGAGCGTATGCCTATCATCAATATCAGAGAAGAAAGAAAAAGGATTGGCTCTGGTAATACTACCAGCAAAAGCACTCAACACCCTTGTCCCACTGACACGGTCAACCTCGATAGAGCTAACGATGTAATTATTTAACAAACTGATAACCTGATTGGCATAGACTTGAATATATCCTTGTTGCTTTTCAACCTCAAAAATATAAAAATCCTGCTCACCATGCAGGTCATCTGCAGTCAGAAAAGTTTCCTCTTTCAGTAATTCCCACTTGGTATCCGATGTAGGAAAACGAAAGGTCAGTTGATAGGTATTGTTCCCCAAATGGACAATTTCATCATTGTAGGCCTCATTTAAAGGTGTATTGCCTTCAGTAAGATAAATCATAAGATATACCTCCAATTCGGCCGAACCGTGACCTTGCGAACCGAACCAGTAAAGACCAGACTGTTATTACCAACTGCCAACTCAAAGAAGCCTCCACGTTTACGTAAAGTATTTTGAACCGCGCCATCTGCATTATAGATATTCTGTTTCTTATGCCTACAATCAATGGTCACTTTTCGTCTAACGGTCAAGTGCATAGTTGTCCTTCCGATAGTCAAAGAAATATCACCGTCTCCCTCAATCTCAATCACAGGCTCGCTATAGACAGAGCCTGGATTGTTGATATTTCCACTTGCGGTAAAGATAAGAGGAGCAACATTTTTCTGATAACGGAACGGTTGCATGTTCAACTTGATTTCTAGTTTCCAGGCATGCATCCCATGAGGGCTATAGGTTGCACCAATAAAATCCGCATAAAATACAGACCCCAACTGGTAGCTAAACTCTAGCACATTGTCCTTAGGCTGAAATTTCTCCACGATAGTAGAAACATCCAGTAACTTAGGAATATAGAACGAAAAAGTCCGTTCATAACTCTCATAGCCACCATCCAGCACCCGATAACTTCCGTTGGCTCCGTAGAGGTTAGCATCTTCAACCACCCTAGGTTTAGCTGCCTCCACCTGACCAAAATCCGTCACCACGCAGTGAGGGATAGTTGATGTATTAAACCCATTGATAATCATATAAAACATTACATTCCCTCCCTGGCATAAATTGCACCTTGACGTTGGTAGACGCTCATTGAAATTTTATCAGCGTCTAGGTAAGTATCTGACGGCTTTTCAAGGATAGCAGTAAGGATTTTCTCCATACTTGCTCTCAGAATCGCTATCTCAGACACGACTTTATCGCTGTCTTTGCTATTTGTCTCTCCTTTGGCTTGAACCACTATTTTAGCTTGTGCTTCTTCCATCTCACGAAGGAATTTAGCATCACTCGGAATGCCAACTCCTGCAGCATATTTAGGAACACCCATCTCACGCATCAAGCGTTTGGTCTTATCCGCTCGCAAAACTTTAGCCCCTTTAGGAAGAGGAAGAAGAACATCCCTCCCCTCAGGAATGAAGCTCCTACCATCTGGAAGAGTAACTAATTCCTTGTAGGTACTATTGCGTTGGTCATTGACCATAGCAAGACCACCTGGATGGTAGTTGGTACCATGAGCATGCCGACTAGCAAAAACATTCGTAAAGAAATCACCAGTTACCCTAGTAATCCAAGACCTAATGCCTGCAAGCACACCAGAAGCATTATCTCGAGCGCTGATTGTAACCGTTTTGTCTTGAATACTATTAACGCCACTTTTGACCTCGCTAACAGTACTGGAAGTGCTATTTTTAGCAAGGATATCTACTGGATTATTTTGCTTAATCGCATTAATAGCCGCACTCGTCTCATTTCTAACGCCTGCAGTCTGATCTTTCGCAAGTAAATCAATTGGTTTTTCTTGTTTCGGAGAGTTTACGCTGGCTTTTGCACTATCAACTGCTTCACTAGTATTGTCAGTAGCATTTAATGATTTAGTCTCTGGATTAGATAGATTCCAAGCCATGATTTTATCTATTGACAATTGCCCGTTATTCAAAACATTTGTAGGATCTAGTTTCAAATCTTTTGTAAACGGTGTGGTTGCATTCCAAGTCGTTAGCGTGTCAGTCGAACGCGCAACAGCCTTTCTGAAATTCTCATCCGTAGCCAGCAACTCTTTCTGTTTAGGAGTCAAGGCATCGTAGTTATAGAGAGCTTTGGAAGCTTCCTCAGCCTTATTCATCACATCTGTATTTTCCAAAAGGAGTTGCTTGACTTCTGCAGGCATACTGTTCCAGATTCTAAGATGGTTTTCACTATCAAAGATAGCTTGCAGTCCTGCCTGATTTTGGACAATCAACTGTTTTTCTTCCAGTGTCATAGTTGACCACTTACCAGACTCAACCAAAGCCTCAGCAATCGTTGCCCGGGCATTTGAATTGATATTCGCATTTTTAACAATAAATTGCAATTGCTCCCAACCCTCAGCAGATTTAGTCGCTTCCCCAATTACTTCTTTTACATTGGATTTAATCTCAAAGTTGCCATTCTCATTAATATTACCAACAAGTAAAGACCAAGCATCATTCGCTTCTCTTATTTCCTTACTCATATCACTAGTGTATTTGGCAAGGATACTATTAGATTCTCCCATTTTTTGAGAAGCTTCTGTAGCTTTTTGACCAATCACTTCATAAGATAAACCATATTCTTCCAGAACCTTCTTCGCTTCTTCCCAGTAGTTCCAGCTTTGCCCAGTCCGAGCTTTTACCTTAGCGTCAAGATTTTGCATAACCTGATAATACTTAGTCCCTAAGGCTTCCATAGTTTGCTGGTGGTTTGTTTCTAAAGTTTGAAGTTTCTTGTTATAGGTTTCTTGGTCAATAACCTTTCCTTCCAGCAACTCTTTCAGCTCACTTTTAGAAGTCTCATAAAGTTGTTTTTCTTCGTCCAGAGACTTCTTCAAAACATCTCGTGTATGTTTCAATTGCGTCTCGTTTAAACTACCAATTTCTCCATTCAAAGCCTGAAGCGCAGCCTTCTGTTGCTCTGCTGACAAGTTCATCATTGAAATTCTAGTTTTTATCATCTCTCTTTGATTATTCAAGATGATTTCTTTTTCTTCTTGAGAAAACTTACTAGCATCTCCATTGTGACGTTGGTAAATATCATTGATTTTGTTCATCATGCTTTCAGCATTTGAAACCATTTGAGCATTCTTCTCTCTAGCTTTTGCGAGGTCTTCCTCACTGAGACCCCATTTGCCAGTCAGTTCCTGCATTCTCTGGTTAGACTTTTCGGCACCAGCAGCAATCTCATCATAAAGCTTTTTAAAAGCCCCAGAGACTTTCTCAGCATCTCCAGCATGTGTACCAAAGTTAGCAACTGCTTTGCTGGTTTCATCTACCTTACTTTGGAAGTCTCTTAATTCTTTCCTTGCAGTATCACTCAACTGAGAACCAAATTCCTCAGCCTTAATACGCGCCTCGTCTTTCTTATGCCCTAGATAGACCAATCCTCCAGCTAGTAAAGCAACACCACCCACCAGCAAACCAATCGGATTTGTCAAAGCCCCAATAGCTCCAGACAAGAGACCAGAACTAGATGCAGCAACACCAGCTCCTTCCGCTAAAACAGTGGCTTCACTTCCTACCTTAGCAAGACCGATACCACCTTGTAAAAGTCCTTTTAATTTACCAGCACGCTCTGTCAATTTAGCAAGACCGATACCGCCCTTTAAAAGTCCTCCTAATTTACCAGCATGTTTTATCAAAATACTAAGAGCCGTCGCACCATTGCCTAGAAAGTTCAATAAAGGATATCCTAGAGCCAAAAAACCACCAATACCAACCGCCAAGCTCTGAACGGCTGGAGGAGCCTTACTTAACCAGTCGATAAATTGGTTCACCTTCTCAATCACAGGAGTTAGTAAGGGTAATAATTTCTGACCAATGTTAATCTGTAAAACTTCTAAACTAGATTTAAAACGTTCCACACCATTTTTAGAAGACTTAGATAATTCATTTGCTAAATCCTTAGTATAAGTTGTCGCCCCCTTGGTTTCGTTAGCAAGATTACGCAAAGCATCTCCACCTTGGTCAACCAAGATATTCATCGCTGTCTGAGCTTCTGTACCAAAGGCTGTAGCAATCAAGGCCGATTTCTGAGCATCTGTCATTCCTTCCGTATTCTTTTTGATACGATCCAAAATATCAGGTAGCTTAATCGCACCACTACGAAATTCTTCTGCAGAAAAACCAAGTTTTGCCATTGCATTTGCATTTTGCTTAGATGGTTTCAGCAGCCTTGTTAAAGCTCCACGAAGAGCCGTACCAGCCTTTTCACCAGCAATACCATTATTGGACAAAAGACCAACAGTAGCTGCAGTCTCTTCCAAGTCCATACCAACGTTTTTAGCAACGGGACCAACATACTCCATTGCAGCCCCCATATCAGCGAAACCAGCAGCCGTTTTATTGGCGACAAAGGTTAAACTATTGGTTACTCGCTCTGTATCCTGAGTAGATAGCCCAAATTGTTGCAAGATATTCGTAGTGGCGTTCATAACCGTATTGAAATCCTCACCAGACGCCTTAGCAGCGTCTAGGATAGCAAGCATGGCTTCGATTGTTTGATTGGCATCAAAACCTTTCTTGATAATTTCTTGCATCCCTTCATTGATAGATGCAGTAGAAATCCCATACTGTTTCGCCCAATTTTTTGAACTCTCCCCCAGCTTTTGTGTGGTACTGTTCAGTTCATCCGCTGTTGGAATAGTATCAGCTAACAGAGATTTAGTTGTATTCATCTGACTTTCAAAGTCAATCGCCTTCTTAGTCGAAAGTGTAAAACCAGCTAATAAAGCAGCAGATACAGGCTTCATTGCATCACCCATAGCCCGCAATTTTTTTCCACCTTTAGCAAATTTCTCACTCAAGGCGTCCATCTTACCAGACCAACTATTTTCACGCCCTACATCTTGCAAAGCTTTTTCAACACCACGTAGCTGACCTTCCATTGCTGCTAACTTGGCATTCTCGCGCTGAATATCAGCAGCAGCCTTATCAAACTTAGCTGTCCCCGGTTCAAGCTTGTCAAAACTTTTCTTCATCTCATCCAAAACTTTACGTTGTGAATCAATGGCTTGTCCCAAAGTCTTGTATTTCGCTTGAAGTAAGCTAGCATTTTTTTCATTCCCTTTTAAAGTACTGTCCAAAGAACGGACAGTATTTTGAAAGTACTTTACAGCGTTTTTTGCACCAGTTAGAGTAGGATTGAAATTCGACACGTCCAGCCCTAGCTCGATATACATTGCTCCTAACGGCGTACCGCTTGCCATTTTGTTCTCCTTCCTAACTCCTCAGAGCAAAGAAAAAAGCCCTTACGGACTTTTCATCATTCTTTATAAAAATCATCCATTGCCAGGCTCATAAAAGCCCAGATAAACAAACCAAGAAATAGATAAGCATAGAGCGGCAAGGAAGCAAAGATAAAGGGTGATAATAAAAGCATACCCAAGGTATCTCCAAAATTTGTACAAATACAATACAAGCCAAAAGCAAGATAAAGGATAAAGATGGTAAACCAAAACCAATATCTTCTACGCGCCTTTTCTTTTCGAGACATATCTTCCACCTCCCTTATATAGCTCTATTATATTCCTAAGTCTTTTATTTGTAAAGTCCTGACTTAGAGACTCTCTAAAAAATCTGCCAAGTCAACCACTTCTTCTTGTTCACTCGTTTTCATACTTCCAAGAACGCCCATCAAGTCCTCCCAACTCGTATCCATCACGTCGCGAATACTCATTCCATAAGGACCCTCTGTAACTTGCTTGATAAAGCCATAAAAACGTTGGATAGCTTGCCCAGGTGCTAGCTCTTTTCCTTTGGGTCTACATCACCTACCAGATGAGCATAAATGTCTGTAAAAATAGAAATCACTTTTGCAAAATCTGTGTATTCTAGTAATTGTTCTACTGTCACATCATCAAACAAACTAGCAATAAATCCCAACTGCTTATCAAGCTTCTCTACCTCAGATAAATCACTTGTCAAGGAATCGTTCATGACCAAATAGTCACGATAATCACGAGTTGTGATTTCCTTACTCTTTTTTAGGACATCTTCTCCCTTGTCATTTTTGATTGTAAATTGAACCTTAGCCATATACTTTCCTTTCTAAAAACGGTAAAAAAGAGAGCTTTCGCCCTCCTTCTACCCTGCAGCAGCCATGTTTAGTTGACCCTTCAATTTCTTCAACTTTTCAGCATCCGAACCATAGACAATAGCACCATAACGACCCTTAGTTGCAGTGTCTGAACTAGCTGTCGCAGCAAAATTCACATTAGTAGTAGCTAACTCATTAGCCTTATCCTTGATTGTTTCAAAATCAATAGCATCCATAGAAAGCTGACCTTTATAAAAACCATAGTAAACCGGTTCCCCATCAGCAGTATTACTTTCAATGAGAATGGAAACATTCTTAGCAACAGTGTCCGCACCGAAGTAATAGATACCATCATCATCGCCATACCCTAAAGCATTCGTATATAAAGCTAATGGGACATCAAGCAAGCCCATCTCTACCTTAACATCCCCGACTCCTCGATTGGAGACGTGATAAGCAACATTACTACCATAAGTCTTTACAGGGTCACTAGATAATCCAGTTACTCTAGCGGTCTGTGTAGCCCCTTCATTATCTTTACCTTCTAGCGTAAAGAGGTTCTTTCCAACCGTTGGAGTCTGTCCATCATGCACACGAATGGTGACTGATTTAAGTCCGATAAGTGCAGTTCCTTTTACTGTCATTTCTTTTTCCTTCTTTCTAGTATTTCTCATATAGAGCGCTCATACCACGATAAGTCCGAACGTCTACATAGCGCTTAATATCAGGAATCCATTGTTCCAAACCACCTTCAGTCTGATAAAATCCCTGTTCTTCCATTATTTTTTCAATTCTTCCTTGGAGTTCTTTACACTCCACTCGATTAGTAGACTCTACATTGATTTGATAGAGAAAAGTCTTAGCCAAACTAGTATTACTACCATGAGCCGTCTGCATTGGAGGCCCTACAGGGATAATGACAATACTGGTCTCGTCATCTCCCAAGCTCTCAGGACGCTCAAAAGACTTGATACTAATACCAGATAAAGACTCATCCTCTTCCAAAGCATCGTAGAGTTCAGTTAATTTGTCTTTAATCATTACAAAAACTCCTGTTTTAACTTCATGCCGACTTTAGACTTAAAGACCGGCTTACTCGCTTCAAAAAAGCGACGCATGACTCCGAAACCACGAGGATGCCCATTCTTTGCATAGCCAAATTCATTTAAGTGAATAAGAGTCCAACGAGGACTTTTAAAACCTAATTTAACCATTGGAACTCCGCTGGATGTACCAGTCACATTCCCATAAACGACCGCACCAACCGTCTTCCCAGTGTCAGCGTACACCGCCATAGCCCGTTTGAAAGTTGGCTCAAACTCCTCAACCGTCTCCTTCAAGGCTCTGTTGACATTTCTACGAACTACCGGCTCTCCTAGTCGAGCCTCAATATTCCTCAAAATATCATCAAATCCTTTTAGATTAGCTCCACTAGACATCACGACCACCTCCGATAAGGACAATCAAAAAATCCCGATTATCATAATCAGGACGGACATCAATGATTTGCCATTTCTTACCAACTAGACGGATATCCCCCACTTCGACAAAATGCCGATTTTCAGGCTGATAGTCTGTCAGAGGGTCACGAATCTTCAAAGTCATCTTAGCTTTCATCGCTTTTCCAGTCGCAATCTCAACGTCTTTCATACTTGGAGAATAAGTTTGCCCCATCGTATAAAAAGCCTTCTCGTAACTCACATCACGACCATCAACCCCTTTTTTTATTTTAGAGGTATAGAAAGTCAGGGGAGTTCTCAGGTCTCCATTTTGAGACTCAGGCTTTTTGTAACGATAGCTTGGTCCCTCACTCCTCTTCATTTACACTCACTACTTCCTTAGAGCTACGACTTCTGGACGACTTTTCCAACTCGACATAGCCAGGTAAATGTTCCTTTAGCTCAGCAAATCGTTCTTCTGTCGCTTCAAACCTTTCTCCGACCTGCCTAAGGACTCCCTCCTTGAGGTCATAAAACTCTTTTAATACCTTAATCATCACTATCCTCCATTTCTATCTTATCTAACGATAATGCTAAAATATCCGCTTTGAAATTTTCGTAAAAAAATTCAACTTGGTCATTATAGACATAGCGAGCACGTTCTAAGATAAGTTCCCTTATTTGATGATCGTGTATATTCCCACTTCCTACCAAGCGGGTAATAACCATTTGAGAACTTTCTAACATCCGTGAGAGATTCGCATCTTCTCCGCTATGAAAAATTCTCATCCGCTCCTTAAAAGGATCAAGGAGGGAATGAAGTTTAGCTTCAATCTCCATCCTTAGTCACCTTTTATTTTCCAATATTCAGTGTCCACACAGCAGCAGTCTTTTCATCATGCGCTTTACCATAAGCAAATTGCTTAGCAGTGTAGAGATTCAAGTCTTCTAAAGCATAGGTTTCGGTAAATCGTCCAAACTCAATCCCACCACCTACAAAGGCATCGTAGCGACCTTTGACAAACGTCGTCACCTTACCAGAAGTTTGAGCAACAGACTCAACCAAGATGAGGTTATAAGGCATAGCTGTTACATATACACCCTGAGCATTGAGAGACGTATATTGCTTCTTCACATCCCAGGCATCTACAGGGTTCACTACCATAACCAAATTACCTTCTACTGCAACAGGAGTAGTATTGTCAGCTTTTGTAGAATGGTATTTATAAACCTCCGTCAACTCTTTTACCACGGTAGCAGAGTCTGCGAAAGTCAATGGTTTTTTCTGAGCTTGCTTCTCAGCATAAGTTACTTTTTCACTTTCTGCAGTCCCTGTAAGAGTACGAGACAGCCCAATAGGTTGCTTGTCCCCATCACCATTCAAATAACCAGCTTCAAGAGCAGCAGCAAAGGCCTCTGTAATTTGAATAGAGACATAAGATTGCAACCAAGCCGGACCAAATTTCTCAGAGTCTTTAGGGATTACAACAAAAGCAGTCAATTTAGACTGAATCGCTTCTTCTTCAGCAAATTCTTGTTTCAATTGTCCTTGAATTTCAGCATTGATTTTACCCCAAACCGCTTGACCTGTACGACTAGACTTGAGGAATTTCAAACGAATACCAGCATTACGCAAGCCGATGTGTTGAAGAAGTGGACGGGCTGCCACCATATCCTCAAAAATACGGTCAATTGTTTCCTGAGGGAACAATTTCTCAATTCCTTTGGGAGGAAGTTTCTCAATGTTGTTGAAAAATTCGCGAGCTTCAGCAGTCAACTGTGCATCGTATGGATTCATAGTTGCGATTTCTTTACGAGCAGCTTCTCTAGCATCATCTTGCAACTTATCTGTCAATGCCTCAATCATCTCGTTATAGAGCTTATTTTGCTCCTCCATAGGAGCACCAGTTTCTACTGCATTCATAAAGTTCTGACGAGCAGTTGTAAATTCATTACCAAGTTTCATCATTGTTTTTTATTTCCTTTCTTAAAATGGGAAACGACCCAACCCCACAGGTTCAGCCGTCTTGTCTTCTTTTTTCTTATCTTCTGGGATAAGTAAACTGTTATTCAACCTATCACGAACCAAGTCCGCCAATAACTCCACATCTGGGGTCATCGCAGATCGGATTTTTTCGATAAAATCACGAGGAATCACAGGTGTCTGACTAGCTACCAAGACAGGAGCTTCCTGACTTTCAAACATGACCTTATCTGCGAAGCCATGATTAACAGCAGAACGAGCATCAAACCACGTTTCACCCTCCATTAGATCCAGTAAATCATCTAATGCCTTACCAGTCTTATCAATATAGGCATATGCGATGGACTTATTAAACCCTTCTAACACACCAGCCTCATGCAAGAGCGCCTTATGGTCACCACGTACACCAGCAGATACATTATGGATCATGATTTGCGCTGTAGGACTAATTTCCACCTGATCACCAGCCATAGCGATAACACTCGCAGCACTAGCAGCAATCCCCACGATTTTCACCGTCACATGCCCCTGATAAGCACGCAATGCTGTATAGATTTCACTACCAGCATACACATCACCACCACCAGAATTGATGTGCACCTCCACATCTTCTCCCGTCGTCGGCAATACAATATCCTTAGGAGCAGTTGCATCCATGTCTATCCAATCATAAAACCAGCGGTCATCATTGGATACAATCGCTCCCTTAATCTGAATGATTGTCATCCTCATTTCCTCCTTTCTCTATTTCGTTTTCACCCTGATAGTTCTTAGTGATAAGGAAAGAATCCCCACCAGGAACAGCCTCAAGACCAAGTTCCAATCTCACCTCATTTCGAGTCATAGCCCCAGATGAGATGAGTTTATCTATGTTCTCAGCCAGAGCAAACTTATCCAGTCCCCCCTCACCAAAAATCACAAATTTTTTCTGATTAGCGTATCCAGCCGAACTCACCATAGCATGGTTTAGAGCGTCACCCACTTTTTTAACCAGCGATTCATAACAATAACTGTTAAACATCTTCTGGCTATTAGACAAATCAGCCATATCTCCATGCATCAAAGCCGTCGGCAAACCTAATATATCCGCAACCTCGTCATCAAATTGACGTCTCAGTTTCTTCAACTCTTCAACTGATAGATTTGTAGTTCCTACCGTATTGGTCAACTCCGAATACTCCACACCATCCATTGTCGGTACAATGGCAACCGTCTTAGACGTAAAGGACTTAAAAAGATTGTCCGCATATCTCTGCAGTTTTTTTCGCTTGTCATCGTCAAAGGTTCCATTCGCTTTTGTAGCCAGAACCCCACGAATTTGATTATTTCTAGCTAAGGCTTCCACTAGACGAGTATGCAGTTTTTCATAATCAGAAAACAAGTCTGATACATATTCTTGCAAGCGATTGTTGTTATACTGGAGAAAGATGACATCACTCATAGCAAACTTCCTCTGAAATGTATAATCCCCGACAGACACCATCTCAAAGGTGTCATCATACAGAGCATAACGCCTACGAGTAAAAGCATCAGCTACCAGTAACTGCTTATCATCAGACAAGACAATAAGTACTTCGTTTTTCGTCAATAAGCGATAAATGACCTTCTGCCAAAACTCTGAGGCCGACTCATTCTTATTGGGACGCACATTTAAAATATAATCCCAGTCTGACGCCACATGATGATTCTCCACCATATACCGAAATTCCGACTTAGCAAAGATACGAGCCACAAACTCCGCCGACTTATCAATCGCTAAACTCTTCAATTGCAAGCGTCCCAACATTCGTTCCAACTCTTCAAAGTCAAAACCAACATCAGGCGCATCACGCTTAAATAAGTTTAAGAATCCCATGCTTCCCCTCCTTCCTCTTATTTTTGCCGACCACCCACCCAAAATTTATTCTTAGATTAAAAGTCCCAGCTATCGAGCATGTCAAGGAATTCCCCAACGTTTGACTCATGTACTAGCTCCCTCTTGTATAGAGCAGCAATCAAGGCATGGAAACCATCTGTCTTTCTTCTGACCGGCTCTTTCTTCAAGAAACGCTTATTGCCATCCTTATCCTCTTTGATATAGGTATTATCCGTATACCAAATCATAGAGTTATCGTTCTCAAAGACAAACCGCTCATTGGCAAATCCGTCTTCAATGATTGGCGCAACCTTAGATTGAATCGCCCCAGGATTCCGCAAGAACTCATATTCAAAACCAGCCTCTTCCAAAAGCGGTTTTAACAAGTCCATTCTGAAACCATCAGCACATACAAGTTCAATCTGATAAAACTTACTCCATTCTTCCAGCTTCGCAACCAACAGCCGCGGATCAATGCTAGGACCGTCCACAATCGTAAACAAACCTTTATCTGCCCATTCCTGAATAGGGGCTTTTAGTTTGAAAGCTTTCAAAAACGCTTTACGAGCAAATGAATGTTGTTTCCAGATAAACTCATCCCCGTTCTTAAACAACAAACCAACACTTGCAAAGTCTCGAATACTAGCATAGTCAAACCCTGCAACACAAGACTTACCTAACAAGTCAATACCAGGTGAACGCAAACAAGCAACTAACTTTTCACGAGAGGTGACATCTTTCTCAAGGTCAGCTTCAGGAAGGTTCATCCGTTTAGTCATAAACTCCTGACGACCAGATGGTTCCAACTCAAGGTCATCATAGTCAGCTTTAGTTCTTGCAAGCAACCTCTTAGCGTAAGGAGTGCTTTCATCCAACATCGGATTTGCCTTTGGCCACTTCTTCATATCATCCACTTCATCCGCACTGTCTAACTTACAGATGAAAGGAAAGAGCCTGAAATCATCAACCTCTCCGTTCAAGATTTGCATAGACTTCTCTATCAGCTTGTCATAAAATCCCTCACGCACATACCCATTCGTACCGTTGTAGAAAGTCCGAGCATGAGCAATCTTACCGAGACCTGACCGTTGAACCTTCACGGCCTTATCATCTTCAAACTGGTGAATCTCATCAAACTCAAGACAGCCATCACGAGCGGAGTCCATGGTCTTCGGATTATTCGTCCGAAAAGAAAAGACCGAGTTGTTCGCTCGACCTGTAATAGACATTTTAGTTAGATAGAAATGGTCCTCAAGGCCACGCCTTTGAATAGTCTCATAGACCTCCTCAAATGAAACCTTGCCCTGTTTCTCAGAATTGGCAGTGATAGTCACATCATAATCTCTGATAGGGTAGATAGGACTGATAAAGAACGAGGATCTGGCAGACATAAAACCATTCTTACCACCCCCACGAGCAAGTGTGTACAAATACTCGTCGAAGTGTGGCTCCCCGTCTTCCTTCCGAAAAAGAAAGATAAACGGAGTCAAGAAAAGCTGATACTTGGCCAGAGGGAAAAAATTCTTTTCCGCAAAACGAATGAACTTATCAATCAAGTCATTATCAAAATACAAATCATCACGAGGATAGATTTTCTCCTTGATGATTTTAAACAGCAACTTCCTTTCCTTGTTGACGACAATTTCTCCACTCTCGGCCATTTTGATGTAGTCATCAACCAAGGGATGAGAAATCATAGCAGGTCACTTCCAGACGTGGGTTTCTCAACAGGAGAATTTTCAACCTCAAAATCAAACGATCGCTCAATAGCCAAAAGCTGATTGCTTGTTGTGTTGATTTCCTTGATGAGAGAATTCGCTTTTTGGAATCTCTGTTGCCCATTGTGAACAGTGATGACCAATCCGTCTTCATGAAGTTTAGCTTTCAGCTCATATAGCAATCTGACAAGATAAAGATAACGATTCACTTTTTCGTACTGGATCGCATCCTTTTTTCTCGGACTGAAATAGCCGATTTTGGAAAGTAGCTGATTTTCTAATTCTTTTATATTTTTTTCCGAGTATTCTTCCATTACCCCCCACCCCTTTAATTTTTTGTTAAAAATTTGGACAGTCGAGTGCAGACCGCTTACCGACATCTTTGAAAATTTCCGATTTTTTTGACCGGGGGGTGTTTAAGGTTCTTTCACCTAACCCCACCATTCATCTTTTCGGAAATTTCTGTCATTCTTATCAAAACGATCATGCCTTTTATTATGACATGCCTTGCACAATGTTCGTAGGTTATCGATATCAAGCGCGAACTCTGGATAGAACTCTAGCTCCTTGATATGGTCAACTTCTAAATTAGTAGTCGTGACCTTGCCTTCATCCCTGCACCATACACATTCGTAATGATCCCGTTTAAGTGCTTGCCTTCTTATCGTTCTCCATTCACTGGAATTGTAAAATTGGTTTCGTTCTTCTCGAGTTGAAACTTCAATCATTTGATTATTGATGTTGATACTTTAAGCTCAAATTTATTTAGCTTGTCAATGCAATTGTTCAAGTGTTTGATTGCTTCACAACATTCTTGAGTTAACTCTTTTAATTCTGAGCAATTTTCGATTTCGACTCCAGCTACAATTTTTCCTAATGGTTTCTGTTTAGTCGTTCTTTTATTAAAAAGTCTTTTAATAATACCTTTCATAACTGTGCAATCTCCTTTGTTTTTACTCTCTCAATTCCTTATTTTACATATTCTAGTGAACTCGCTACATGAGTTTTAACTCAGCTTTATCAAGCGTTTATCTTGCATGTGCGAAATGAAATCATCATAACCTTAAAACAATGAATTGATGTTAAAATAAAAAAATTAAAAGCCCTGAAATTTCGTCATGGCTCTGTCTTGTGAATCTTGATTTTTGCCGATATACCGAAGTGAAATACTCTGGCTTGAGTGATTCAGTAGGTCCATTATCAGAGCGACATCCTTGGTTTGTTCGTACATGAATAAACCAAAGGTCTTTCTCATAGAGTGAGTAGCTATGTTTTCCAGACCAACTTCTTCAGCAGCTCTTTTGATAATCTTATAAGCTGTGTTAGGTTTTATATGCTGATGCTTTCCGTTTCGGCTTGGAAAGAGGAAGTCTTCATCTTTCTTATCTTTTATGTACTGCCTCATAGCATTCTTGAATTTCTTTGGCATCTTTCGTTTGGTTGGCTTGTCTGTCTTTTCATCGACGATCTGGACATGCCAACCTTTAACGTGCTTTACTTTCAGTTTAACGATATCACCAATACGAAATCCCAAATTAACACCAGAAAGGAAGAGCATGAGGTTGCGTTGTCTATCTGACTCTTTGACTGCACTATGCCACGCCAGCCATTCAATCATAAGCTGAACATCATCTCTATTTCGGATTGGTTCAACAACTACCACATATCCTCACCTCCTTTTAATGCAAAAAAAAGCAGAGGTTTCCTCTCTGCTATTCTTCATGATACTAATTTACCACATTAAAATTATCATTTGCTATCATTCTTATCATACATTTTAGATAATTTTAGTAACGCTTTATGTTTTGCTCGTTGGATGGTGGCAGGGCTACAATTTAGTTTTATTTGAACTTCTTTCCAAGATAATCCGTCAATGTACAATAATCGCATCACGATGTTTTCCACTGGATCATCGAGCGACTCAATCGCTTGAACGAGTTCGTCACGTTCGTGGTACATTTGTTTGATTTCTTTATATAGCTGTTCTGACTTGTCAATAATCAACACATTCAATTCTTCAGTTTGATTCTTGTTACTTTTTGATTTTGGCATGCTGTCGAACTGCTGTCCTCGTAAAATACCTGACTTCAAACTGATGATTTCTTGGTGCTTTGACTTAGCTTTGATATCGATATAAGGCAAAGCCTTCAATCTTTTTTTGATGTCTATTGCCAAATCTTACCTCCTGACCGGATTTTCGTAGATGTTGCCGATGATTTCCTCATATTCCGTCCACGCATATCCATCTCCAAATCCTTTTAGGTATACAGCAGGCATTCCACCTATGTATGTGCCACCGTATTCTTTTTCTAAATATACTTCATGGAGACATCCTCTTGTACATTTAACGATGTCACCGATGAATACCTCCTTGCCGTTCTTGTCTCTGAGTCCTGTTGATTGTCCTAATGTTGCTGGATTTACAGGACACCAAGAACCTATAGTAATGTATTGTTCATTGGCTTCTACCACTTCGCTGATAATAAATGCTCTTCCTCTATCTTCAATTAAATGTCCGTATTGCCATTCTCCTTTGCTTTTTTCGTCAATGGATAACCCTCTAAATTTCGGTATCATGCCAAATCCTCCTCTTTGACAAACGAGCCATCAATCCAGCGACCTTTTCGGTCTTTGATTTCACGGTCGATAAACCATTGTTCGACTTTTTCTAGTGCGTTCATGATAACTCCTTTGCTATTGCTGCTATGACATTAACTGTCACGCTATTTCCTGCTTGTTTATATAATTGACTGTTAGAGTTGACCTCCTGCGCCTTATCAAAAGCCCAATCAGGAAAACCTTGTAACCTCCAGCATTCTTTAGGTGTTAGCTTTCTGATTCGAAAGCCATCTGATAAATGATTATTTTCATGATATCTATTACTTGTCAGAGTGGGAGCGATGTCATGTTCTCCGCCTTGATTATAACCATGACCACGTTGAATAATTTTAGGCTCAAGTCCTCCGCCTTGATATGCTCTGATAGTTGGTGCGATGCCATCTGTTTCGTAAACCACTCCACATTGATTAAAATTGGGTTGCAATACCCCAAATTGTTTTATAGTATTGCTTTTTATTGCTATCTTTTGCCCCTCTCCCTTGTTTGTTGTTAGCGTGGGAGCTAGACCATCAGCTTGATAGACTTCCCCATTCATTCCGTTGCCAGATGGGTTTATATTCCCAATTTTCATGACTGATTGGTTACTAGTTGACTGATTTTTTCCGCTGAGAGGAAAAATTCTTCTGGTACGTTCTCTTCTAAGATGTCCGATAATGAACACTCGTTCCCGATTTTGGGGGACTCCGAAATTCTTGCTGTTAAGCACTTGCCATTCCACGTTGTACCCCAGTTCATCCAAGGTTGAGATAATGGTCTCGAATGTAACTCCATTTTCGTGATTGAGCAATCCTTTAACATTCTCAAGGAATAGATATTTAGGTCTGAGAATAGATGCGAACCTAGCAATTTCAAAGAACAAAGTTCCTCGTGTATCTTCAAAACCTCGTCTGTTTCCTGCAATTGAGAAAGCTTGGCACGGAAATCCTCCACAGATAATGTCCACACTTCCGATTCCTCGAATAGATTCATCTGATACTGCTGTGATGTCATGTAATTCTATTTCTCCTTTCGTATTGTGTATCGCTTTATAGCTTTCTCTAGCAAACTTGTCAATTTCACAAAAGCCAATACATTTATGGCCGGCAGACTCCATTCCTAAACGAAAACCGCCAATTCCTGCGAATAAATCCAAGAATTTCACAACATCACCTCATCCCCAACTTTCACTTTCTCATACACGTCCTTCGTAACCACGAACACCCCGTAGTCACGAATAGTAAGCGTGTATAGCTTGCCATGCCGTCCTTTCTCGACGACTTTACCGAATATCTCA